CAGTCTCAACGGGCAGATCACTGCTGCGTACTCTGCTATTGAAGAAACGCAAACTGCCCTCTTACCACTTCAGAAAGAACAGTTATCACTTGAGGCGGAAGTTGGGCCTCTAAAATATATTGCGGAGTTAATTTACGGGAATGAGGCTGAAGATCATTTTGATGCAGCTGTCCGCTGGATTATTATCCTTATTGTTCTGGTATTCGATCCTCTTGCTATTCTTCTTGTTATCTCAGCAAACATGACATGGATGCGGGAACGAGGTGAGGTGATCACTGCTGTCAACATAGATGATACGGTGGTGGAAGAAGAGATCATACCAGAACCGGAGATACCCGAACCAGAACCATCTCCGCCCAGTGCGGTAGATGATGCAGCAGATGTCATGTCTGGTATTGATGATACTCAGTTAAGAAAACTTGACAGGAGTACCAGAAGAAAATTAGAATGGTTAATTGATAAAGGTGTGGAAGTAAAAGGTGAATAAACTTTTTGTTAATGGGTGTTCGATCACGTTGGGTGCGGAATTGGGTGAAGAGAAGGATTTCTTTGATGAAGCCAAAACTGAACCGTACATGAAAACAAATTTTCAGTATCGACATGACCATCGCTACAGTACCCTCTTAGCCAATAAATTGGGTATGGAACCTATCAATATATCTCGCGGTGCTGGGTCAAACTGGAGAACGTGGAGAACCACACTAGATTGGTTTGATTCACATCCAGATTTTGATGGTGCCGCTATCATACAGATGTCTGGTATGGAGAGGTTTCAAGTCCCAGCGAGTGAGTATCTGATTGACAATATAGATTTGACCGGCCGGAAACTGAACATCGGAATAGTCAATTTTCTCGTAGGTGGATTGTATGATCCAATGAGAGACCAAACTCTCCCCCTAGAAGAATATACTCACTGGAACATAGGTAGTATGAGTAATCTATGGCAGGATGGTCACGGTATAAACGCTCACTACAAAAATCTCAGGGAAGAAATAACATCAATATGGAAACTTAACAGTTCTCTGTGGTCTGCTATGGATTATTTGCGGCACTGCCAGACCATGATCCACTACTTCAGATCAAAAAATATACCATGTTACATTTGGGATGGTATGGCAAACATTAGATGTGTGGTAGAAAGTATTGCTGCCTTGAAGTTTATTTCAGAACCAAAGACACTAGATGAATTACATGAACAGATAGAACTTCCTAATAACTATAGTCAAATTACTGTGTTATTCCGCCAACCAGATGAATTCCTAGAGATGTCCAGAGAGACGAAAGATAATTATTTCACCGTACTCAGGGAATCTAGGATGTATTACAGGATGTATACTAAATGGAATGAGTGTAAGGCTATGCCAGAGTTTTCTAGGCACGATTGGTCTGACATGTATATGAATCCAAAACACCCAAAGTTTATAGGATGTAAACCCCAAAGACATCCAGACGAAACTTGTCACGCAGCACTAGCAGAGTCCTTTGTAAAAGAGATCAAAGAAAAAAGATTGTGGTAAATACCATTGACATCATGTCATGTTTTATGTAATAATGTTAGTACAACAGTTGATGAAACTGGAACCACAACTAAATTGGAGATTTATTGATGATGGAAAAAGGAAACGTGTTTGAAATTTTGTCTCAGAGTATTGCAGACATTGATTATGTTAAGAAAGATGCAACGACTAGGAAAATCAGGGCCACCTTGAATGATGAGATTGTGCCGGCAGTAGAGAATCCCAAGACCCTACCCGATACTCACATCACTGTGTTCGATATCGAAAAGGATCAGTGGCGAACGTTGATTATTGAGAACATCCAAAAACTGACTACCCTAGTCAGGTCATAACTACCCTTGACAACTGCGGCTCCTCTGTGTTACTATATAATAGTAATACAAGGAGTCCATTATGGCAACCAATTCTAAACCCCGTCGAAGGCGTAAGCCAATGACAGATGAACAACGTGCCGCTGCTGCGGAACGTTTAAAAGTGGCGCGTGAGAAACGTGCTAAATCCAACCCACCCCAATACAAGAACGTCCATCCAAGTGTCCTAGCAAAACCAGATGATGACCCGTTGTCATTTCAAAAGGTTAGAGAGTGGATCAAGATCAACCGTGAAAAGTTGCCCGCGATCCGTCAACAGGTTAGGACAAACCAAAAAGGTGCAATCGCTCAGGAGGCCATTATCAAAGGATACATTGGCCACATGGAGGCGTACCTTAAAAATGGTGATTGGATATCAGATTTCCACGGCGCGCATATGGAAACGAAACATATTCGCACATGCGTGGCAATGGCGTATGATAAGGATGGAAACCCCAAACGAGAAAAGGGCGTTTACTATCCAGACTTAGGTTTTATTTGGGGAATGGAAGATGATATTAGTTGATTATAATCAAATCAGTATCAGTAATCTGATGGCTGAGTTGAACAAGAGACAAGATGACCACATTGATTTCGATCTAGTGCGTCACATGATACTCAACACGATTCGGGGATATCGCAAACGGTGGTATGATGAGTATGGCGAAATAGTTATCGCCTGTGACAACCGCCGGTACTGGCGCAGAAAAGTGTTTCCAAACTACAAAGCAAGCCGCAAGAAAACGAGAGAAGATAGTGGCCATGATTGGAACACAATCTTTGATGTTCTTGGTCAGGTCAAATCAGAACTTGATGAGTTCATGCCGTATCCAGTGATTGACGTAGACGGTGCAGAGGCGGATGATGTAATTGGTGCTCTTGCTGAGTACAGTCAAGAAAATGATTTGACATCTCACCCCATGTTTGCAGAACCACAACCGTTATTGATTGTGTCTGCTGACCATGATTTTCAACAGTTGCAGAAGTGGGGCAACGTCAACCAGTGGTCACCTATCCGCAAGAAGTTTATCACGTTGATTCAACCCCCGAAACAAGTATTGATGGAACATATCATTTCGGGTGATAAAGGTGACGGTGTGCCAAATATTCTCAGTGATGACGATGTATTCACGGAGGGTAAGAGACAAAGACCCATTCGTAAAGCATTGATTGCTGAGTGGAAAAAACAACCGCCATCCGAGTGGGTGACAGGTGAAATGGCTGCAGGATATATCCGTAACAAACAAATGGTTGATCTATCAGAGACCCCGCAAGATATCAAAAACGAAATTGTAATGCAGTATGAGTTGCAGTGCCGCAAGAATCGAAGTGAGGTTCGTGATTATTTTGAACGACACAACCTAAACAGACTTTTAGAAACCATTGATGATTTCTAGTATAAATAGAGTTGTGAATTACACGATGGAGTAACAAATGAAATTTAGACAAACAGATGAAGGTTTCAAGTGGGTTTTTGAAGGCGATGGTGTCGATGATCAAGTGACTAGATTGAAACAGTGGGCATCAACAAATCAAACTTTAGTGCCTCTGGTTCGCCTCGGTGTCGGTACAGAAAAAGTAGAATGGCGACTACCAGAAGGACAACCAGAAACCACAAAAATTGATGAGAATACCCCAGAAGGAATGGGACAGACATCCATTCAGTTAGAATGGCGCCGAGTCAAACAATTTTTTGATCCCACAAGCAACATGAACAATTTGCCTGATTGGAAACGTGAAATGAATTGGATGCAAATTCTGGAGGGCGTACACCCAGCAGAGGCAAAGATTCTCACGGCAGTCAAAGACGGTACTTTGTTGGAAGTTTATCCTCAGTTGGAAAATCTATTGCCGGTGCTAGGCATAGAAGAGTATAACAAACCCGCGAAATCCAAACCCAAGCGCAAACCTAGAAAGAAGAAGGCTACAGCATGAGCAATCGCAGACAAATCCTTGCCACCCAGAAACAATATCTAATGGCACAAATGAACAAACATAAGTTGAACGTTGATTTGATGCTTGATAAATCAGTTGGTGTGGCAGAACACCCCGACATTATGGACACAATTGAAGTGGAGTTGGGTAAGATGGCGGAGTATTCTGATAAACTTGCTATGTTATCCAAATTTGATGGCTACCCGACCTAGTAGATTTTTCTTATTCAAGTGTGCTGGTTGGAAAAACGAATACTGGATTGTGGATGAGAATTCACTACAGGATGTCCCGAAACCACGAGAACTTATCATAAAGTTTTCCCAGATCGAAAAGGTCAGGGAGTATGTCATTGGGCAAAACAAAAACAATCTGCCCATAGTTGATCGCTGTCGAGATAGGACAGAGTGGCACACCCCAGAAGGCCGAGAACGTATCAGGCAAGCCAAACTAGGTGACAAACACCCCCATGCCGATGGTCTGACCGAAGACCACAAACGCAAGATATCCGCCACAATGAAAGGTACACGCCGTGGGGAGTTCAATCCCATGTACGGGCGGAAACATAGTCCAGAAACAGTCGCCAAGATTCGCCAGAAGGCGTATGAGAGACCCAAAATGAGA